AAAAAGACTTCGAAGAACTCAGAGAAATCAGAAGACAATACGGAACCCTTATCGAGTAGGCAATATTCTGGGTATTTTTATACGAATCATCCGTTCATTCCAGAATCTGAATTTACTGGAGAAAGTTGTGGTTTAAACAAAAGTCAATAAAATGTAATCATATGTTACACTATTTTTTACTACATACGTCTATAATGTATGTACCTGGATGTAACATATGCTTGGTGCTTATCTAATCCTTATATTCGTAATCATCCTCTTTGCTATGGGAGGTTATGATGCGACTATGAGGGTATTTTATTATGTAGATTTACAGTTGCGGTATGCTTGGATCCAGTTCCGAATGTCTTTTATGAGACGCAAACTAGAAAAAGAACTGGGTATCAATCCAAGGAGAAACAAAAATGGATAAAGAATTATCAGATCTTAGTTTAACTAGGGTCGAATGTCCTAAGTGTGGGGCAACGTGGATCAATGGACAGCATTACTGGTCTGGAACAGGAAGAACTGGTAATGAATTAGATCTTGCTGGTCTTGTTTGTAATAAATTTGGCAACTTTCAATGTATCAATCCCATGAAAGGTTCTGATGGTGGTGATACATGGGAAAAACGTCTTGAAGACTTAAGCAATCTTGAAGAAAAATCTGATCGATAAATACTAGTGGTGAACTAGGATTTATTGGTGGCAGTAACTAATGATGTATATTTGGGGAACCCGAATTTAAAAAAAGCGGGAACCCCAATTCAATTTACAAAAAAGCAAATTGATGAATGGATCAAGTGTAAAAATGATCCTATCTATTTTGCTATGAATTACATCAAAATTATCTCGCTAGATGAAGGATTAGTTCCTTTTAGCATGTATGATTTTCAGAAAAATATTTTGAGGGATTTCCATGCGAATAGATTCAACATCGCAAAACTTCCAAGACAAACAGGAAAATCTACTACGGTTGTCGCTTATCTTCTTTATTACGCAATTTTCTACGATAGCGTTAACATTGGCATTCTTGCTAACAAGGCTAGCACAGCAAGGGAACTTTTAGGTAGGTTACAACTTGCTTACGAAAATCTACCAAAGTGGATGCAACATGGTATCCTGGTATGGAACAAAGGTAATGTGGAGTTAGAAAATGGCAGTAAGATATTGGCAGCTTCTACGTCTGCAAGTGCTGTCCGAGGCATGTCGTTTAACATTCTCTTCCTCGACGAATTCGCCTTCGTTCCAAACCATGTTGCGGAGCAATTCTTTGCCTCTGTTTATCCTACTATTACTTCTGGTAAGTCAACGAAAGTCATAATCATTTCAACGCCTAATGGCATGAACCACTTCTATAAGATGTGGGAAGATGCTAGGAGAGGTAAGAATGATTATGTTACTAATGAAGTCCACTGGTCACAGGTTCCTGGAAGGGACTCCAAGTGGAAAGAAGAAACAATTAAGAACACATCACCAAGACAGTTCGCGCAGGAGTTTGAGTGCGACTTTCTTGGATCTGCTGACACTTTAATTAGCCCAGCAAAACTACAAAACATTCCTTTCGCAGACCCCATCGCTAGCAATGCAGGACTTGACGTGTATGAGAGAGTCCAAAAGGATCACGAATATATTATTACTGTGGACGTTGCCCGAGGAATTGGTGGCGACTATAGTGCTTTCATCGTGTTTGATATCACCACAGTCCCGTATAAGATCGTTGCGAAGTACAGAAATAATGAGATTAAACCTGTATTGTTTCCCTCAGTAATTTTTCAAGTTTGTAAAGAATACAATAATCCATATGTTCTAGTAGAAGTTAATGACATTGGAGATAGTATTGCTTCTACTCTCAATTATGATCTAGAGTATCCTAATGTCCTTATGTGTGCTATGCGTGGTAGAGCAGGACAAATTGTAGGACAAGGATTCTCAGGAAACAAAACACAACTAGGTGTCAAGATGAGTGTGACTGTGAAGAAGATTGGTTGCGCTAATCTCAAAGCAATTATTGAAGAAGATAAATTAGTTTTTAATGACTTTCAGATTTTCCAAGAGCTTACTACATTTGTACAGAAGAAACAAGCATGGGAAGCAGATGAAGGATACCATGATGACCTTGTAATGTGTATGGTTCTTTTTGCATGGTTAGTCATGCAAGAGTATTTCAAAGAAATGACTGATCAAGATATTAGAAGGAGAATTTATGAAGAACAAAGAAATCAGATTGAGCAAGATATGGCTCCTTTTGGGTTTGTTGATGATGGTATGGGTGATGATACCTTCATTGATGCAGACGGAAATCTGTGGGAATATGGAGATAAGCAAGAAGAAGTTGGTTATATGTGGAATTACTAATGGACATAGAAGATCAATTTAGTTTAGAACATCTTCTTTTTAAAGAGAGGAGATGTCGTACTTGTGGTGCGACAAAAGATTTAATAGAAGATTTTTATTTGACAAGAAAAAGCAAGAAAGGATTTCCGTCAGCATATGCATACGAATGTAAAGAATGTACTGTAAAAAGGGTAATAGAATCCCGAAAGAAAAGAGATCCTTTTGCTGACTGGTGTTATCCAGATTGGTAGTTCATGCATGGTTCACCACCTCTAAACATTCAAAAATCTAAATACTTACAGATAAATTTGATATCTAAGAGGTAAAAACATGGCAAGTCAAGTCTCGCCTGGTGTTGTTATTAGAGAAAGTGATTTATCCAATGCGGTTGTTGTAGGAGCACAGGCAATTGTCGGTGCGTTTGCATCTTCTTTCCGCAAAGGACCAGTAGGCAAAATTACAACGATTAATTCCGAGAGAGAACTGATTGATACTTTCGGCACACCAGAAGAGGCAAATGCTGCTGACTGGTTGGTTGCTGCAGAGTTCTTACGTTACGGTGGTCAACTAGCAGTTGTCCGTGCCGCAACATCAGTTCTAAACGCAACAGAATCTGGTTCTGGCGTTCTCGTAGCAACAAAAGATGCATTCGATTCTGGAGTAACTTCAGAAAAGTTTGTTGCTAGAGATGCTGGTGCTGATGGTAACAACTTACGTGTTGTTATCGTCGATAGAGGACCAGATTACACAATCACCAAAGCTACCCACGGTTTATCAGTTGGTGGCACATATACAGATGATAATGGTGTAACACACGAAGTATATGAAGTTGTTGATACTGGAACGTTCAGAGTTATCCAAGGTTCTGCTGCTCCAGTTGCTGGTGCTGGTGAAACAGCAACTGCTTACACAGCATCGATGTGGAATTCTAGAACAATTGGTTCAACTGGTTTGACTTATAAGTCAATTGCTCCACGTCCTGGAACTTCTGCTTTTGCTTCCGAGCGTTGGTTATCTTTTGACGAAGTACACGTCGCTGTTATTGACGAGAGCACAAATACTATTGTTGAGAGAATGACATATCTCTCTAAACTAGCTGATGGTAAAGCACCAGAAGGAAATTCAACCTACTGGAAGGACTATGTTAATGAGTATTCTGGTTACATCTATGCTGGTGCTTCTCTCAGTGCTGCTGAGGTAACGACTGCTGGAGAAGATCCTGGAGCATCTGCTGCTTCATACGGTGCTACTTCTGCTGCTCCATTAAACCTAGCAAGAATTCTTCCTACTGCTGGTGGCGTTCTTTCTGGTGGTGTTGATGACTACGCATATACTTCTGGAGAAATCCAAGCAGCATATGATGAATTTTTAGATACAGAAACAACTGAAGTTGATTTTGTTCTAATGGGTGGTGATGGTGCTAACGAGACCGACACAATCGCTAAGGCACAAGCAGTTGCTGCTGTTGCTAATAGCAGAAAAGATTGTGTTGCTTTCATCTCTCCTTGGACTGGCACTCAGGTAGCAACATCTGGTGGCGCTGCTCTAACTCCAACACAACAGTTGACAAACACAATTGATTTTATGGATAACATTTCTTCTAGTTCTTATGTTGTTCTAGACAGTGGTGTTAAATATACTTACGATCGTTTCAACGACAAGTATCGTTATGTTGGTTGTAACGGTGATGTTGCTGGTGCTTGTGTTTCAACTTCAGCAATTCTAGATGATTGGTTCTCACCTGCTGGTTTACAGCGTGGAGCAATCAATAATGTAGTTAAACTTGCTTTCAATCCAAACAAAGCACAGCGTGATGATCTCTATACTAATAGAATCAATCCTATTGTTTCGTTCCCTGGTTCTGGTCCTGTATTATTTGGTGACAAGACTGGTCTTGCTTCACCTTCTGCTTTCGACAGAATCAATGTTCGTCGTCTCTTCCTCAATGTTGAGAAGAGAGCAAAGGGACTTGCTGAATCTGTACTCTTCGAACAGAATGATGCTACAACTCGCGCTGGATTCCACGCCTCTATTTCTAACTATCTCTCTGAGATTCAAGCAAGAAGAGGTTTAACTGATTATCTTGTTATCTGTGATACTACAAACAACACTCCTGAAGTTATCGACAGGAATGAATTTGTTGCCGAACTTTATCTCAAACCAACCCGTTCTATTAACTTCGTAACAGTTACTGTTACTGCTACTAAGACTGGTGTTGATTTTGAAGAAGTAGTTGGCAGAGCTTGATCAATATTAGAAAAAACTTACAGAGGTATAAACAATCATGGCAGTAACCAATAATGTCTCCACTTTTCTATCTAATATTGGGCAAGGTGTTAAGCCCAATATGTTTGTGGTTGACATCAATTTTCCAACAGATCTAAATGAAAATGATGACAAGGATCTTTTTCAGTTGATGTGTAAATCAGCAGCACTTCCTGGTTCCAACTTAGGAGTTATCGAAGTTCCTTTCCGTGGTAGAACAGTTAAGATCGCAGGTGATCGCACCTTCGATACCTGGAGTGCTACCTTCTTCAATGATAAAGATATGCAATTGCGTTCTTTCTTTGAAGATTGGGCAAACCAACTCAACACACACGAAGCAAATACTGCTCCTAGATTCTTACCAGATTCAAATACATCTGGTTATATGGCAGATCTTTTTGTCACTCAATTAGAGAAAGATGACAAAGAGAGTGGTTCTGCTATTAGAACCTATCAGTTACATCACTGCTTCCCAACCAACGTTTCTCAAATTGATCTTGCTTATGATAGCAACGATCAGATTGAAGAATTCACAGTTGAGTGGCAATACTCCTACTTCACAGCAACGAAGGCTAATTCTTCGACTACTGCTGGAGCAGAAGTTAAAGGTAGCGCAGACGGTAGAACTGTAGTCTGATAAATAGTTGGAACGTCCAACTATTGAATAGATAATCATGAGTCAGTTATTTGGCTTCCAGATTAACAGAAAGGAGGGACAGAAGGGGCAATCCCCTGTCCCTCCTTCTGCTGATGAACCCATTGCCGTTGCGGCAGGTGGGTATTATGGAACATATGTAGATACGGATAATCAAGCTCGCAATGAGTTTGAGATGATTCGTAGGTATCGTGACATGGCAATTCACCCTGAAGTGGATAGTGCGGTGGACGAAGTTGTTAACGAGTTTATTGTTAGCGACGCATACGATTCTCCAGTAGAAATCAACCTAGACAATCTTGAGGTTGGTGCTGGAGTAAAGAAAAGAATTAGAGATGAGTTTGATTACATCAAACGTCTTCTTAATTTTGACAATCGCGCACATGAGATTGTCAGAACTTGGTATATCGACGGTAGACTATTTTACCACAAAGTTATCGATCTAGATAATCCAAAGAAAGGAATTACGGAACTTCGTTATATCGATCCGATGAAGATCAAGAAGGTCCGTCAGAAAATCGACAACACTCCAAAAGATTCTCTAGCGAAAGCAGCAATCAAAGGCACGGCGCTTGAGTATGAGTATGGGACGTTTGTTGATTACTATCTTTATAACCCAAAAGGTTTTTACAAAGGTGGAGTTTTAGGACCAGTTGGTGATATGTCTCTGTCACAAGGAGTAAAGATGGCAGTTGACTCGATCACCTTTGTTCCTTCAGGACTCCAAGATCTAAACAAGAGAATGACTCTTGGTTTCCTCCACAAAGCGATCAAGTCTCTCAATCAACTCCGCATGATTGAAGATTCTCTTGTTATCTACAGATTGTCCCGTGCTCCTGAGCGTAGAATTTTCTACATCGATGTAGGCAATCTACCCAAGGTAAAAGCAGAACAATACTTGCGTGATGTCATGTCGCGCTACAGAAACAAACTTGTCTATGACGCACAAACAGGAGAGATGCGTGATGATAAAAAGCATATGTCAATGCTTGAGGACTTCTGGCTTCCTCGCCGTGAAGGTGGTAGAGGAACTGAAATCACTACACTCCCAGGCGGTCAGAATCTTGGTGAACTCAAGGATGTTGAGTATTTCAAGAAGAAACTTTACAACTCACTCAACCTACCACCTTCCCGCCTTACAGATGACAACAAAGGGTTTAATCTTGGTAAGACCACAGAGGTTCTCAGGGATGAACTCAAGTTTACTAAGTTCATCGGTCGTCTCCGCAAGCGATTCAGCGAACTATTCCACGATGTTCTCAAGACCCAACTAATTCTAAAGGGTATCATTTCACCCGAAGATTGGGATGACATGAAGGAGCACATCCAGTATGACTATCTCTTTGATAATCATTTCAACGAACTCAAAGAAATTGAAATGATGAATCAAAGGATGATGTCTGTAACTCAAATGGATCCTTTTGTCGGAAAGTATTTTTCTATCGAGTATGTCCGTCGTCATATTCTTGGACAGAAAGACAAAGAGTTTACTGAAATGGATAAGCAAATGCGTAAAGAGATTGACGCAGGACTTGCTATTGATCCAGCACAAACAAATATGTTGGATACTATGTCTCAGCAAAACACTGCTTTCCAACCAGAGATTGGTGAGATTCAGGCACAAGATTCTGCAGAAAGAGAAGCAGAAGCTGCTGACGCAAGTGTAGATCGTGAAGTAAAAAAAGCAAAACAAATGCCTTCACCTTCTTCAAACAATAAATAAAATATACTGAATTGTTATTATGGAACAACATAACCCTGAACCTGGCATTGTAAATATCGTTGATAAGATCAGCGACAATGACAGGGCATCTGCTATTGATGCTATTCATGATCTGCTTTTTGCTAAGGCATCTGATGCCATGGCAACATATAAGCAGGTTGTTGCGAAGACATTCTTTGATGAACCAACCGAGACCGAAACCGATGAAACTGATAACGGAACAGATTGAAGACGTTCAAATTCTTACTGAGGAAAAGGACGGAAAGAAACTACTCTACATTGAGGGTGTC